ATGGATATTCGGCAGAAAATAATCGGACTGCTGAACAAGATAGACTCTGAAACTCTCCTGAAGAGAATATATGAGTTTATCAAGTACATATACATATATCAGTAGCCGACACGAAGAGAAGGGAATCCAGATGGGTTCCCTTTTGTATTCGGTTATCGCATAACTTTTTCAAGCCTGCAATACTCTCCGGCTGTAATATCCCGACATTCAAAAGAATCTTCGTATTCATTAAGAATAACCATAATTTCGGTGTTGTTCCTTATCCAAACAGTGAAGCCGGGTTTGGTTGCAGTTCCGGGTACATTTACAACTGGGAAAGCACGGCCATGTACCCGAAGTACAGGCGCACTTTCTTGTAATTCTTGTTGTAATTTCTCAAATGAAATATCATTCAATATTTTTACCTCCCTCTGAAACCTCTCTTTTCTGAATAAGGTCCTTCGCCCTTGCTTTTATGCCATCCCTCACATCTTTCGGAAGTCCGACATATAACTCGACGATGAATCGGTCGAGGTCATCCAGTTCGTACTGCGAGCAGAGTTCATCAAGAACTGTCTGCGGCAGATCGGAAAACATCTCACCTTCTCCATCCATAAGCCAGTCATAATTCACATTGTATTCTCGACAGATTAGTTTGACCATCTGGTCGGATAAGTTGACTCTATCTTTTTCTATTTTAGAAATCGCAGACTTCTGAACTCCCAACTTTTCTCCGAATTTATCCATTGTCAAACCTAACGCTTTTCGTATTTCAAGGACACGCTCGCCTTGCGTCATGTTGCTCACCTCTCTTTCTGTATTTCTTCTATAACAATACCACGCAAAAAATAAAAGGTCAATAATAAAAGTTGAATTAAGACACAAAAATATGTTGACAAAGTGGAGTTAAGACACTATAATATGTCTTGAAGACACAGAGAAACACACATCATCATAAAGGAGGCAACAACAGTGACAACGATTCAGGTGTACAGAAATCGAAGGAACTCAAACAAATACATAGAAGTGCATAACGATGGACACTATCACAATTCATTAAAACAGTATCTGTACTGGGAAAGAAACGTCATTACAGGCGAACCGCTCCCGGAACCAGTGAAGAACATCACCGGAGACAGACGGCTCCATCGTTGGAGAAAAGCGAACCTGAAGGAACTGCTCGAAGATTACGAGCCAGTAACAGCATAAAGAAAGGAGGAACACACATGGCAGCAGCAACTTTTGAAATGGATAACAAGGAACTGAAAAAACAAACCGAAGACATTGAGGAAATGATTTCACTGCTGAAGCAGCTGACCAGCGGCGAGAAGCGTGAAGTCAAAGGAATCATGATCGGATTGCAGATGGCAAAGCAGGCAGGACTGACTGCATAGAACAGGCCCCGGCGGAAATGCCGGGGAGTACATACAAGGAGAATAGACATGAAACTGAATAAAGAGAAATTCATGAAGACAGAAATGGGCGGCGAATTAGAAGAAACTATTCGCACATGGGACAAGGCCCTTGATGAAAGAAGAAAAGCAACACCGGGAATCAGAAATCCAGATCAGGGACTCGGATTCAAATACTGGGACAACACTTGCAGAAGCTGTCAGGACAGATGGGAAGTGTTCAAACTGGCGATCAAGCAGTTTTACGGAATTGAATTTTTCTTCACAAGAACAGATGAATACTTCGGAGTGTGCAGCGAGGATGAGAGCATCTGGCTCATGAAAGAAGGGAGAGAAGAGAATGAATAAGATCAGAAGAAAACAGCTTCAGGAGGCATCTGAACTGATTGCGAAGGCACAGGGAATCATTGAGAGCGTGAAGGATGAAGAGCAGGAGGCTCACGACAACCTCCCGGAAAGTATTCAGTACGGAGAAAAGGGACAGCAGATGGAGGAATACATTGATATGTTCGACGAAGCATACAGACAGTGCGATGATTTGATGTCAATTATTGATGAGATATAGGAGGAGCAGGCATGACAACGAAAGATCAGGAAAGACAGGCAATCGAAAAGATTAGAAAGATTGTGGAAGGACTCGGAGAAAACAGTTACGTCGGATTCGCGATGGATGGGATTCTGGAACTGGCAGAGGATAACATTCGAGAAGACACTGCGTATAGCATGAAGGAACGTGCGGAGATTGCACAGAAGGATGCCAGAAAAGCAGAGAAAGAGAACAAAGACCTGAAAGCAGAGATTGAAGACCTGAAGAAGACCGTCGAGAAGAGAGGAGCAACCATTTCAGAACTGAACACGGAACTCTGCAATGCGAGAGCAGAGGCAAAGGAGAACGAGATTCCTGAAGAATTGATACAGGAGATGTATTGCATGGCATATGACAAGGAAGCAGAGTCGATCGGAAAGATGGAAAGGGCAGCAGATCAGATGACAGAAGCCACTATCGCCGGAGAAGATGCACATGGATTCGCAGAGGAGTACAAGAAGCAGAAAGAGAACCGGAACAGATACAGAAAAGTGATGGAGATGCTGGACCAGAGAGAAAGACGGAGGGCCGGAAGAGAATGAGAAAGAAATATTATCATGCGGCAACACCGGAGACGATGGAGAAGATCATTGCTGACGGAGTAGTGAAAAGAGGATGGGACGGTTGCGTGTACCTCTGCGAAAAGCCACAGGACGCAGCGAAGTTCGTGGCAATCAGAGGACACGATGAAGTGGCAGTGATAGAAGTGATTCTTCCAGCAAACAAGGTGAAGGAATCATTTGACCATTCAGTCCAGTTCTTCCAGTGCAAAGCATTTATGTATGAAGAAGACATCAAAGTCAGACCAAACGCAGAAGTTGTTGAATACAGTTTCAAGTGAATGAAAGGAGAAGAGGATGTTCATTTTATCACAGGACAAAACAAGGATTTTCAATACGTCAGGTCACATTGAGGGAATCGGATATAAGGAAGAGAACTTCAAGGAGGGGAAGAAAGAAGAAATCAGACACACGATTCAGGTGTTTGGCGGATGCGCCGAAGAGATTGCAGAGTACAAATGCAAAGAAGATTGTCTGCTCGTACTGTATGCGATTTTCAACGCAATAGAGCAGGGAGGTAAAACGGCAGAGCTTCCAACACAGGAGGAAATGAAAGAACAGAGAGAAGCATTGAAACAGTATCTGGAATCAGGAAAGAAACTGACAGAGTGGACAGCAGAACTCCTGAAAGAATTGCTTGATATGTAATAAAAGCCGAAACAGGGCATTCGCCCTGTCTGGACACGACGGCAACGTGTTCACTGATGATGGCAAGCCGAAAGACATTATCGGAGCATCGTGAAAACATGGCGGCGCGTACAGTCTGCCAGAACACTGTATGGATGGATAACAGGTTTTAGCACTTTTTAAGGTGAAAAGGCAGACACGGTGAGAACGCTTGCCAGAAAGAAGGTGGAGGAAGAAAAATGAAATTCATTGATTTTTTTGCCGGAGTCGGAGGGTTCCGCAGAGGAATGGAATTAGCAGGGCATGAATGCGTCGGCTTTTGCGAGTTTGACAAGTTCGCGACTGCAAGCTATACCTCGATGCACCTGCTCACCCAGGAACAGAGAGAGTTCCTGGACAAAATGCCACTGAAACAACGGCAAAAAGAAATATTGAAGGAGGAATACAGAAATGGAGAATGGTATGCAAATGACATTAGAAGGGTGTATGCCGGAGACATTCCAAAAGCAGATTGCTGGTGCTTCGGATTCCCATGTCAGGACATCTCCGTTGCAGGAAAACAGCTTGGATTTCAAGGGAACCGTTCAAGTTTGTTTTTCAGAGTTATGTACCTTATCGGACAACTCGAAGAAGAAAATAGACCCACTTACCTTTTCATTGAGAACGTTAAGAATTTGCTTAGTGTTAATGGAGGATGGGATTTCGCCAGACTGCTCATTGAAATGGAGCAGGGGGGTATGATGCAGAATGGCAGGTGCTCAACTCCAAAGATTTCGGAGTGCCACAGAACAGAGAAAGGTGTTTCATTATCGGACATCTTAGAGGCAGAGGCTCCGCAGAAGTATTTCCTGTCGAAAGAGCAGACAGAGAAGATAGTATTCAAATAATAGGTCACAGGGACGGTTACAGAAGAAATACGCAGGTATTTGCACAAGATGGAATCACAGAAGAATTAAGCACTTGTCAAGGTGGTGGAAGGGAACATCATGTTGCCTTGCCATGCTTCATTGACTTGTGTCGTGAAGGCTCGAAGATGACGGAGCAGGCACGATGTCTGAAGGCGAGATATTACAAAGGAGCATCGAACCATGCAGGGCAAGATAGCGGAATCGCTATTCCGGTATTAACACCAGACAGGGCAGAGAAACGTCAGAACGGAAGAAGGTTCAAAGAAGATGGAGAACCAATGTTCACACTGACAGGACAGGACCGGCACGGAATCGCGATTGAAGTCAAAGAAGCAACGAAACAAGGTTATGCAGAATGCAGAGTGGGAATTGACAGCGTGAACTTCTCAATGCCAAACAGCAAGACAAGAAGAGGAAGAGTCGGACAAGAAATCGCCAACACACTCGACACGAGTTGCAATCAGGGAATCTTCGTTCAGGTATCGGAAGAACTGGTTGTATATGCGGTCTGGTATGAAAAATATCAATGTTACATAGCAATCAGAAAACTGACACCGAAGGAATGTTTCAGACTGCAAGGATGGACGGATGACTATTTTGAGAAAGCAGAGTTCGTCAATTCAGACAGTCAGCTATACAAGCAGGCAGGAAACGGAGTGACAGTGACCGTCATCGAAGCGATGGCAAGAAAACTCGGACAGTACAGAAAGGAGGAACAAAGGTGAACGACGGACCAATAGTGAGAAGAATTTCATTCGACATTCACGGAGAGTTCATCACGCAGCTTGCGAGAGAATGGTTTTACACCGGAGAAAAGAGCCATGAGAAAATCATTGAGATTCTGATGGACAGCATGACCGGGACAGATACACCAGAAGCGCAGATCAGGAGATATGCAGAGGACATTCTGCTCGGCCGCGCCGCTCTGAAGGGGAGCACGGCAGCAGGTACATACCATCTCGAAACATACGAACCGGGAGAAGAAGAGCAGATGCCGCAGAGCATGAACATCTGGAAAGAAGTCGAAAGACGGAAGAAAGCAGAGAAGGACCTGCGGAGGATGATTGAACGGCGGGACGTAGCAATGGACCACATATCGGAAAGCGCACAGAGAGAAATCCGAAAGGAACTCGGAGAAGAGACTGCGGAGGATAGACAGCAGGATGCGCTCGACAGCTTCATGGCACGAATGATGGATAAAGAAGATCATACCACAGAGGACTATGGATGGTTAGAGCCGGACGGAACTTTTTATGGAGTGGAATGGGGAGAGCATCAGGAATGGGCGCAGAATTACATGAACGAAAAGTTCCCGAAGGAAGCAATGAACGGAGACATTGACTTGCAGACAAAATGCAATGTCGGTCTGATCGGAGCAGGAGACTGGCTCGTCGAAAGAGGGTGGGTTCTCTTGCACAATCCGAGCAGAGGGATTGCTTTTCCGACAAAGAATCCGGTCAAAGAGTACACAAAGGCACAGAAAGAGTTCCTGTATGACTATTACATGGAAAGAGATTGCAAAAAGGAGGCGAACGCAATATGGCAAGAAGACGAGTGAGAAGCGATGAGGAAAGAAGAATCAGAGCGGACGAAAGACTGCGAGAAGAACTGTCGAGAGGATGTGAGTATTCTGGAACACAGGAGATCGTTCAGGAAACCTTCGAGGAGATGAGAGAACAGCTTGGAATGGAAGGAGACTGGGACGAAATAAGCGTGACAGACACAGACAACAGAGGATTTGTTCTTCAGGATGTGATTGAAGAGTTCTATGACCTGATGATTGAGAAAGTCCTGAACTATATCGGTGCAGAGTGATAAAGCGATAAAGGAGGAATTAACATGGCAGTAAGAACACAGCCGGATGCGCTGAAGGTATTCGCGGCGATTGCAATGATCGTCAACAGTCGGGAAGATTCAGCAAAAGTGAAATTGACAAGTGTAACCAGAAAGACAGACGGAGAAGAGAAAAGAAGTGCATGAAATGAAAAAGCCTTCGGAATTGCTTGCAGGCTTCCGAAGGCGATTCGTTGACGTTCAGGTCAACACACATCTCGGTATTATTGTACTGCGAACGGCCTGAAAAGTCAATCAAAACAAGCGTCCCGAAGCGGTTCGGCGGACTTGTAATGGATAGTAACACTTCAACGATAAAGAGAAGTGACAGAGGTGATTCAGGATGGAGCAGAGCAAGAGACGGAGGAAGAAAAACGTCTATGTAGAGTACGACTATGAAGAGGCATATCAGAAGCAGATTGAGAATCTGGAAGAGGACATCATCAAGAGGATGATGGATGGAAAGAAGATCAAGTATGTGTATGCCACAAAGGAGATCAAAGCAGGGGAGCAGTTGGAAGTCGAGATATATCCAGAGTTCACCAGAAAGAGAGTCGAAGAGATTCCAGAGGAGGGCAGAAGGAAGAAGGACAGGCAGGCACAGAGGAACCTGAATGAGAAGAACAGCAGGAAGCAGTGTGAGAGAGTCATCAATGAGAATTTTGGTGACAGGGATATATGGGCCACGTTCACATATTCGGCAGAGTACACACCTGCAAGCATGAAAGTGGCGAAGAGCCATATGCAGAACTACATCCGCCGCCTGAACTACCAGAGAAAGAAGAGAGGTCTTCCGAACGCTCGGTATGTGTATGTTACGGAGCAAGGAGACAAAGGCAGATGGCATCATCACATCGTACTCGACGGAGACATGGACATGGACACAGTTGAAAGCCTCTGGACATACGGAAAGAGGAATCAGGTTCGCCGCCTTCAGAAAGACGAAAACGGCCTTGTGGGGATGGCAAAATATGTGTCAAAGCCGAAGGGCAAGGGGAAGGACTCCGAAGAAGGAAAGTATCAAAAAATCTGGACTCCATCGAAGAACCTGAAGAAACCGGATGAACACAAGAATCATTACAAGACAAAGCAGAGCCATGTGGACAAGATGGTCAACGGTACGCTTCCAGTGCAGGAGCATCTGAACAAGTGGTACGCATCAGAGGGTTATGAATACACGGAATCAGTGATCAAGTACAACAAGTGGAACGGCCAGTATTACATATATGCTCGAATGAGAAAACAGCAGGAGGAGAAAGGAGGGAAGAAGAGTGAGAAGACGAAGAAGAGCAAGGCGAAGAAAGGCGGTCAGAATCGCAAGAGCACTCGCAAGAGGGATTAACTGGAAGAGAGTGGCAACAGTCGTGCTCCTGACCGGAGTTGCGGCGAGCATCGCGAGGTGCGGAAGAGAGAAAGAGATCAATGCACGGGTGATGGCAACGAAGGAAGAACAGACCAGACAGGAACTGCGGATGCAGCAGGAATATGGTTGCGACATCTATGGTCAGTATGAATACCCATACAACACGATGTCGCAGGATTGGAGCGGAGATCAGGTGGAAGGATTCTACTATCACGAAATAACTGAAGAGTGCAAGAAAGCAGGCGGTCAGTTCCCTGTCATCATGCAAGTGTACACATACATCATCTGCGAGCAGAACGATGTGGATTATGAGATGGTGTTCGCCCTGATCGAGAGGGAAAGCAAGTGCGTGTGGAACGCTGCCGGAAATGGAGGAGCATCCGTCGGACTCATGCAGATCGCAGAGAAATGGCAGCAGGAGCGCATGAAGGAACTGAACTGCACAGACCTGACGCAGCCATTCCAGAACGTGAGAGTCGGGGTGGACATCCTGTCAGAACTTCAGGAGAAGCTGAAGGAAACCGTTCCGGCGGAGCAGTTGCCATATGACGTTCTGGCCGCGTATAACTACGGACTCCGGGGAGCACAGGAAAATCTATGGGCCTATGGGGTGCATGGGTACGAATACAACAGAGCAATTCTGGAAAGGGCGCAGGAACTGAAACAGGAGACGAAGGAAGCAAAGGAGGAAAAGCAGTGAAAGAAGGATATGTGTTGAAAGCGGATGCAGCGAAGTACCTGGCACCAGAGCCGATCACATACGCAGCGATGAAGAGAAAGAGCGAAAAAGCCGCGCAGACCGCACTGGAAGATGCGAAGACGAGCATTTTGAACGCAGCAGGAATCGGGAAGGTTGAGGCATACTGCATCAATGCCGTGCTCGCAGAACTGAAACGCAAGGGACTCGCACCGGAGCAGGAAGAGTATAAACGCATCAGCAGAGAGACGGCCAGAATGGTCATCAGGGACCGGAAAGGAATCTGGACAAGATACTATACCGACAAGGAAGGGTTGAAAGACTGGCTTCTCTGGAAGCTGGGTCTGAAGAAAGAGACAGTATTTGACAGGATGAAACGAATGGGAGTGACTGGGGATGTTCTTCAGGACATGGAACTCCTGTCAGCAATGAGTCCGATCTGGATGAGAAAGAGATTGTGGCAGCAGCACAGGATGAAAGAGAGGCAAAACAGAGATGAATTTGAGATACGCAAAGCGAAGTGAGGACACGGAGCAGATCAACGTGGCATCGTGGGCGGCTTGGAACGAGAGACAGTACCCGGAACTGAAGTGGCTGCATCACATTCCGAACGGAGGCAGCAGAAACAAGGCAGAGGCGGTCAAACTGAAGCAGATGGGAGTGAAGGCAGGTGTCTCCGATCTCTGTCTGCCGTACCCGAAAGGAATTTACTGCGGATTGTACATCGAGATGAAGTTCGGAGACGGAAAGCACCAGAAGTCGCAGAAAGAGTTCCTGACCGATATGGCAGCAGTCGGACACTACGTCGCAACCTGCTACACATCAGAGGATGCGGTGGAGGTGCTGCGAGAGTATTGCGAGTTATTGTCTCCACAGTGGATGAAAGAACCGAACAACAGTGTCTGGAAAGAAGGCACAATCTCGCCACTGAAGAAAAAGTGAGGACAGGAGCATGGATGAATATGCAGCAGTAGTCAGAAAGTTCTATGAGGTGTACAGACCTATCGGGAGAAGATACAACTTGCGTGTTCACAGCAGATTCTCCATGAACAGGCCCGGATTCATCAAGATTTATCAGGGAGACGGTCCCAATCGGAAGCAGATCATCAAAGTCGAAGAGGACGATGACGTTGCTTGCTACAAGAGAGCGATTGATGAACTGGAAAGCTGGGCGAGGAGCCGGGAAGACGAAAACGCGAGATACAGAACAGCATGAGGCGAAGTGATTGCGCTTTTCCGTGCGGAAGATGCCTCTGCAACCATTGTGCAAACAACGTGGAAACGATAGACAACTGTACCGGAGAAGCAAAAGAACCTTGCTTCGCCTGCGATGAGTGCAGATGGTACGACGGAGACACAAGACACAAGGATATGTGGAGGCAGGAGTGCGGAGAGTATATCGTGACGAATGAACACGCAGAACGCTTGCGAAGAAAATTGAAATTGATAACAGGAGGACACACATCATGAAAATTATTGCAGTTATGACACAGAAGGGCGGAGTCGGAAAGACGATGACAGCATCATCGCTGGCATACATCCTCGGAGTGGAGCATGGAAAGAGAGTGCTCATCGCTGACGCAGATCAGCAGGGGAACATCTCAATGTTGTACGGCAGATTCGAGCCGCAGGGCATCGGAATGTCGGAGTTATTAGAAAAGCACCGGGCGATCGGTGGTACATATAGCACAGAGCAGTTGATTGACGAGACACCATACGAAAACATTAGTATCATTCCGGCAAACGGATTCCTGATGAGAACGAACATGACACTGCTCCTCTTGGAACAGGACAACCAGATTCTCCGTTTCAAGATGGCGATGGAGGAGATTCAGGACAGATACGATTATTGCATCGTGGACTGCGGACTCCTGATGGATATGACAGTGACGAATGTTCTGGTGGCAGCAGACCTCGTGATTCTTCCGGTGAAGGTCGGAGGGTTCGAGATCGAGGCGATTGTGAACATGGAGGAACAGTTGGAAGACCTGCGAGGATTCAATCCAGACATCAGGATGAAACTGCTCATGACGATGCGTCAGAAGAACATGACAAGTCTTCAGGTTGAGGAGTGGTTGAAAGCGTCATCCGGTCAGGATTGCTTCCAGACGGCAATCAGACGCTCAATCGTGGCAGAGAAGGCAACAATGGAGCGCGTACCTCTGCCGAAGTTCTCAAAGAGCGGAATCGTCGCAAAGGATTACAGAGAAGTGGCAGAAGAGTTGCTGAAAGACATGGAGGGATAAAGGATGATGGTCGAATCAAGAAACAGCAGAAAAGGAGGTAGACGGCATGGAAGGAACGGCAACGATTAGTCTGGACACGCTGGACGAGTTGAGAAAGAAGGCAGAAGAAGCAGAGACGGAGAAGAAACGGAGCGATTGGTTTGTAAAGAAACTGATGAACTGCTACGGATTCGATACAGAAGCATATGACAAAGCACTGAAGGAGATTGACAACAAAAGGGACCTGACAGACAAGCAGTGCTCAAAGCTGGTCAGAGAAGCAATGGTGAAGCACCTGAAGATCGTGATTGACCCGGAGGAACTGAAAGAACTGATTCAGGAATACATCGACGAGGAAGCATCGGACGAGCATCTGGACATTGCGAAAGCAAGCCAGAAGGAACTGAAGCAGATTCAGGTGGTACTGAAGGAGTAGTTATCCCGTCAGTGAATGTGGATATTGTGGATAAGTCATCAGATACAGAGACGAAGGAGGATAAGTGATGGCAGCAGGATGGAGCGTTATGGACGCAATCAACCGGAACAGCAAAGCGGCAGCGGAAGAAAGACCGAAGGCACGGTTCAGAACCAGAGACATCAGCGTGAAAAAGATGTACAGCAATGACATGAACTTTTATTCCAGACAGGATATTGAGGAGTTGTCGAACCTCATTCTCGCCGTGGGACTGATTGAGAATATGGCAGTTACATATGACCCTTGCGAGAAAGGAGAATACAGAATCATCTCTGGTGAAATGAGATGGAGAGCATTGAACCTTCTGCTCGAAAAAGGGTATTCAGAGTTCGAGGTGGCAACGTGTCAGATTCTGACACCTGCCGAAGAACACGAGGAGATGGTGCAGATCATCGTTGCGAACTCATACAGAACGAAGAACATCAAAGATCAGCTTGAAGAAGCACAGAAATTAAAAGAGTCCTTGCAGTACATGAAAGAGCATGGACTGACACTTCAGGGAATGAAACTGGACGGAAAGAAGATCAGAGACGTTGTGGCGAATATCATGAAACTGTCAGGAACGAAGGTGGCGCAGATTGATGGAATCAACAGTAATTTGTTGCCGGAGTTCGTGGAGCAGTTGAAAGAAGGCAAGCTGACGTTCTCTGCTGCATACGAACTCTCTGGAATGTCAAAAGAAGATCAGGAGGAGATGCTGAAGGCACATGAAGAGGGCGAGGCCCCGACATGGAAAGAGGTCAGAGAAGCAAAGCGGCCAGAGCCGGAAGATGTGTCAGAGTCTGACACGTTACCGGGACAGATGGAATACCAGAAGGACTATGAGAAACCGGAGGACGAAAAAGAGTCCGATCAGGAAGAAGAACAGGAGCAGGAGGAAGAGTGGGAGCAGGCGCATCCAGAGAGCATCACATCGTTGTGCTACTCCTGTCAGAGATACGCAGATTGCAACGTGAAGACAGGAACCTGCGAGAACTGCGATCAGTACGTCAACAAGGCAGAGGCAGAGAAAACAGACGAGCAGAGGTACGATGAGGAGCAGGCAGCAATCGACAGAGAGACGACCAGAAAGCTGCGCGAGCAGGAACAGGAAGAGAAGATGAACAATCTCCCATCTGATAGCAGGGAGGAAAAGGAGTACATCAGACTCTCCACGGACACCTTCGAGGATGTGATCGCCGGAAGAAGACCATACCTGATTCTGAAAAATGACAAGATCAGAACCGGAATGATCGTGAGCGCGCTTGAATTTATGCAGGGCAGAGCAACCGGAAGAGAACTGGCACTGGAAATCGTCTGCATGGACGATGCAGGAACATCATCAGCACTGGAAGACGGATATTGCGTCGTAGGCATCAGGCAGCAGGAGATTCTGAAAGAGGCAGGAGCAGATGCAGCAGAGTATGCAGATCAGCCTGCTATGCAGTATGGAGCATAAGGAGGAAAACATGATTTTTATAAATTCACCATTCGCGATTCTGGATGAGGCTTTTCGGAGCCTCTATCCAGACAAGAAATACAAAGCCTGCATTGAACCGAGCATAAAAGACGATGAAGGAAACCGAGTGTTCGGGTTCACACAGTTCAGCAAAGGAGAGACACCAGTCATCGCAATCAGCGCAGAACTGAACATCATGGACGCGACGGAGATATTCGCACATGAACTGGCTCATGTGGCAGCAGGCGAGGGAGCAGGCCACGGAGAAAGATGGGACGAGGAGTTCCAGAGGATATTCGATGAGTACAATCGGATAGGCAAGGAACGGTTTGGAGAAGACGGAAAAGAGATCGAGACAGCACCGGAATACAGAGGCGGATGGATTCGATCAGAAGACCGGATGCCGGAGGAAGGCGAAGATGTGCTCGTGTGGTTTGAGTATTTCCGGTTCGGGAACTATCAGAGATTATTCCAGACGGTAGGTATCAGTTGCACATGGAGAGGCGAGTGGTCAGGGTTCGTGAATGGTTCGAGCGGTTGGAGAGATTTGAGAATTATCGCATGGCAGCCATTACCGGAACCATACAGAGAGGAGCAGGAAGACAATGGCGAAGAAAATGAGTGACGAAGAGATGTTGGAAGCGATGGAACAGGCAGTGAAGATGCACTTCATGGCATTTCAGCAATTTATGAAGCAGACAGGCGGAGACATCGGCTTGTCATTGCAACTGACAACCAGTTACACGGCGGCAATGCTTAAAGGTTCGCAAGAGCAGAACGAGAAGGAAGAGAAACTGTTAAAATTGTTGCTTACGTCAGGGGAAAGCAATCTGACGAACTAAAGGGAGGAATTGACATGGCACTATTAAACGGATTCAAAGAAACAGAGACAGAGCAGCAGTACAGAAGAGGTGAAATCTATTACATCAACAACGCAAGCAAGGAACACATCGGAAGTGAGATGAAAAAGGACAGACCTGCGGTGATCGTCTCCTGCGATGCGAACAACAAGCACAGCGATGTGCTCGAAGTGGTCTTCCTGACATCAGCACCGAAGAAAGACCTTCCGACGCACGTTACGATCAGGAGCACCGGAAGAAAGTCAGAGGCATTATGCGAACAGCCGACTCCGGTGTCTGTGGAGAGAATCAACAACTTCGTCGGTAAAGCATCAGAGAAGGAAATGGAGCAGATTGACATTGCACTCCTGATCGGACTCGGCATCAAACTGGCAGGAGCCGAAAATCAATCGGGGGGGGCCTCACGAAAATCTGAACAGCAGATTCAGAGCAGCGTGAAGGACAGAAGCAAGGAAGAATCGGAGAAAATGGCCGAAGAGAACCAGATGCTTCGAGAAGAACTGAAAAAGCAGCAGGAGAGCACAATCCGATCAGAGGCGGAGTGCTCTGCATATAAAGCAATGCACGAACAACTGCTGAAAAAGCTAATGGAGAGGAGGGAATGAGATGCACAAGCTGGCACTACTGATGGAGGACATCGCAAGAGCAAGCGTGTCGGCAGTGGTTGGCCTGTTCATGTTAGGAGTTGCAATCGTGATCGGAATCATCGTTCTGGTCACGATTATGACCGTGTTGAAAATGGCAATCAATGACATCAGCGAGTTTTTCAAGAAAATAGCAAGGAGAAGATGATGAACAAAGCAATTTTGATGGGCCGCCTGACAAGGGACCCAGAAATCCGGTATTCAAATGGACCGGAGCAGACAGCGGTGGGAAGATTTACGCTCGCCGTGGACAGAAGAGGACAGAGACAGGGGAATCAACAGAACGCAGACTTCATTCCGTGCGTTGCCTTCGGGAAGAAGGCGGAGTTTGTGGAGAAATACACGCACAAGGGAACAAAGGTGATCGTCGAGGGAGAAATCCGAACAGGAAGCTACACGAACCGGGAAGGAAGAAAGGTGTACACCACAGAAATCTATGTCAGTGACATTGAGTTCGCCGAGAGCAAAGCGGCAGCAGAGCAGAACCAGAACCGGAACGACGATCAGTACGGAATGACAGGTGATGACGGATTCATGAACATTCCAGACGGCGAAGAGTTACCGCCTTTCAACTAAAGGGCGAGAAAGAAGGTGAAGAGATGAGATTGAGAGACGCAGCAAAGTGGATTAAAGAGAAAATCACAGGAAAGAAGACAGAGGAGACTCCTGTTCTGACACCGATGATCGCAACAGAGGAAGACATCGAAAAAGCGAAGGAAATGGACAGAGAAATCGAGGAGATGGAAAAGAAATCGGCACTCATGGCCCCGATCGTCACCTCACAGGCAGAAATGGAGCGTCTGCAAAGATTTGAGGCAGATTCAAAGCAGATCGCAGAGATGGCAGGGAAGCCACATGAAGAAGTAGCCGAAGCAATCCTGAAGGTCACAACGGAGACACCTGCATCACTGGAAGAGGCAACACAACAGGTACACGAAAGAATGGAGTTGCAGGCAGAGGTTGCAGCAGAGACGAAAGAAGAGTCAGACACTCCGTTCGTTCAGAGATGGGCGGAAGCGAAAGGAATGACAGTTCAGGAACTGGAACAGGAAACCGGATGGACGGCGGAGCAGTTGGAGCAGAACATCATTGACAGCAGCAGGATTATCACAACTGAACTCGTCAAAGCACAGAGACTCATGAAAATACTCATGACCAACAACGGCCGGAGACGAAAAGGGATTCCGATGGTGAGACGGCAGCAGTTACTGCGAGCAGAACGGAACCAGAGGAGGAGAAGGAGTGAGAACAGGAAAGAATCATGAAGGATATTCAGACCCGACGGCGAGTTGTGCTGTCGGGCATCTGACACATGAGGAGAAGCAGAGGGAGAAGAAACGGAAGGAGGAAAAGAAACATGATAAAAGCAGTGTGCTGGGGAGTGCTCGTTCTGATTCTTCTGGCAGCCGTAATACTGGCCCTGTACATCGCCGGAATGACTCTGTATTTTCATTACCAGCTAAAGGACGGCAGGATAAAAAGAGAGTACACAGAGGAGCAGAGAAGAGCAGACGAAGAGCAGATTCAGGCAATCAGGGAAATGCAGGCAAGGAAAGAAGAAAAGCGTCAGAAAAGGCGGCAAAGAAAGAGTGAAGCAAACAGGAGGTAAAAGAGATGGATGCAACAAACAACGAGAAGGCGGATGTCCTGAAATGGATGCTCGGCCAGATTTACCGGGCAGAGAAGAGAAAGAAGCAGCTTGACGAGAGGCTAGTCAGGATTGCGGAAGAGAGGGACGCTCCGATCGGTGGTGTCGGATATAGACCACTGCCGCGATCGTCTTCAGGAGAAGGGAATGGAGCAGCAAGCATCATCCTGAAGATGTCAGACATCGAGGAGAGAATCTACACACAGAAGGAAGAAGTGGAGAAAGCAATCGTCCGCGTGATGGACATTCTGGATTATCTGCCGCAGGATAGTCTGGAAAGAGAAATCTGCGAATTGCGACACATCGACATGAAGCCGTGGAAGGATATTCAGGAGAGCATCCCGATGTCACGGAGCCAGTGCAACAAGAGATATAACAAAGCGATTGAGATGTTGCTGAATAAGGGACGCATTGAGCGAATGATCGAGGAGAACGAGGAAGCATACACTGACTGGAAGCTGGACAAGGAATGGAAGATGCTGAAGAAATCCCCTGAAAAACAAAGTGGGGGTATAGAGTCGGGAAACAAATCTGGAAAATATTTTCAGGAATATCAGAAAGTAAACGCGGTTAGCAATGCGGACAGAATTGATCGCAGAAAGAAGAAGGGAATGAAGACACAGAGGACATGATGAACGCACGGCAGCAGGAGCCGCCATCATCGCATCTGCATGGAGCAGGTCACAACACATCCATCTCACGGCAACGGAGAACCACGAAAAACAAGGTGGGGTATTCGTTGCCGTTTTCTTTTCTGGAAATATCGGGCGGTCAGATTGAGAACAGACCAGAGAGCCGGAGCAGATGCAGGTGTCAGACTCTGACACGCAGGAGATCAGAGCAGGAGCATCGGCAGCAGTACATACATAGCAGGGCAGACAAGAGGAGTCAGAGGCAGAGGACAGGCAGTAGAGCGCACGGAGGCAGTGAGAGCCAGTACAGAAGGACAGGAGAGCAGAGACAGCAGAGGAGACGGAGGCGGCAGCAGGAGGCACGAGAGGACGGCAAGGACACACAGGAGGAGCAGAGTGGACAGACACGACAGGGAGCAGGCAGGGCAGAGAGAAACACGAGACACAATGAGACATTCAAGTGTGCTATGATGGTAGCATGGACAAGCGGACGAGTGAGAGCGAAGCAACGTGACCGCGCCACATAGTACAAGAGCGAGAGCACAGGGAGACACTGACGAGGTGATCTCCCTGTTTTTGCGTCCTGCGACTGCTGCAACGATGGCGGCAGGGCGCAAGGTACTTCCGCAGGGGGGCCACGAATGCGGGGCGCGGAAGGTCCGGTATTTTTGCCTGTAAAGTCAAAAAAAATACGGCACTTCCTTCCTCTTTTGCCGCTGAAATGGAGGTGAAAATCAGAAAATGGATGTAAATCAGAAAGAACTCGCCGCCATTTTAGGCATCACAGACCGTCGTGTCCGGCAATTAAAGAACGAGTTCGGCTTGTTTTCAAAGGGTTTGTCGAGTGAAAAGAAACAAAAAAACTATGTTTTGGAAAAATGCGTCCCTGAATACATCAATTACAAGCTGGAAGCGGAAGTGCAGCAGGGTACAGGCTACAACAAAGAAAAGGAACAGGCCGAGCACGAGCAGATCAAGAAGAAAATCTCAATCCTGAAGCTGCGGAAGCTGAAAAGAGAGCTTCATGAGGCAGACGATGTGGAGGAGTTTTTGACAGATATGCTCGTGAATTTCAAGAACAGGCTTTTGTCCGTTCCGCAGAAGGTCGCACCTCTGATCGTGTCAGAGGATGATGTGAATGTCATTCTGGACATTCTGGAAAGAGAAATTTTTCAAACATTGGAGGAGTTGTCGGAATATGACCCATTGAAAATAGACAAAGATACCACATCACAGATACTGGAAGAGATGGACGAGGAAGAGGACGAGGACGAAAGCGAGTAAAGGGGTGAAAGAGTTTGTCATCGTCTGAACGACAGCGTTCCCGGCAACGGACGAGAAATTTATTTGTAAACACAATTAAAGCCACACTGAAGAAACCGGAAAAGCTGACCGTTTCACAGTGGGCGGAAAAATACAGAATACTGGATGAGTCCAGCAACTTCTCCGGCCAGTGGTCGAATGACATCACTCCGTATCTGGTCGGAATCATGGATGCGTTCAATGACCCCTACATTCAGGAGATCAATTTCTGCAAGCCGACGCAGGTCGGCGGAACAGAAGCGATGCTCAATATGCTCGGATGGATAATCATGGATAGTCCATCACCGACGATGATCGTATATCCGAGCGATGATCTGGCAAAGGACACATCAAATGACAGAATCAAGCCGTCTCTGACAAAGACACCAGAGATCAAGGAGAGATTCTATGAACACTCATCGAAGGAACTGAACCTGAAGTTCCGGGGGATGAAGATATATCTTCGAGGTTCCGGCTCTCCCGGAAAACTGGCATCAAAGTCAATCAAGTACCTGTTTTTCGATGAGATTGACAAGATGGACGGTGCATCGAAAAAAGAGGCATCGCCTTACAATCTGGCGAAGGAGAGAACCAGAACATTCACATACAGCAAGAAGATATATACTTGCTCAACACCGACGCTGAAGACGAACTATGTCTGGCAGATTCACGAAGACGCAGACGAGCAGAGGCATTATTTCATGCCGTGTCCGCACTGCGGAGAGCATATCACGTTCGCGTTCAAACAGATTCATTTTCCGAGCGGAGAAGGAATGACAAACGCAGAGAGGGCAAAAGAGGCCGTCTATGTGTGTCAGGAGTGCGGATGCGAGATCACCGATAAGGACAAAATCAAGATGCTTCGGCAGGGTGAGTGGAGAGATGTGAAAGGAACCTGCATCGGAAAGCCGAGAAAGGTGTCATACTGGCTCAATGCTCTGTATTCACGATTCCTGTCATGGGCGGAGATTGTGAAAGAGTTCCTTGACTCAAAGGATGACCCGGAGAAACTGCAAAACTTCGTCAATTCGTGGCTGGCAGAGCCGTGGGAGGACACGAAGCTGAAAACAACAGCAGACACAGTGGCCGAAAGGCAGACTGATCTGCCAGAACTTGCAGTGCCGGGATGGGCGAGGATGCTGACTGGCGGTGTCGATGTGCAGGAAACGTGCCTCTACTGGACTATAAGAGCATGGGGAGATCACATCACCTCGCAAAATATCGCGCATGGACAGGCGATGTCTTTTGCGGACATTGAAAGAGTGATGAATCTGGCATATGAGCGAGAAGACGGTCAGAAACTGGTCGTGTGCTTGTGCCTGATTGACTCTGGATATGATTCGGACGGAACATATGACTTCTGCGCGAACAATTCAGACTGGGCCTTGCCAGTCAAAGGCTCGAACAATCCCATGATGTCGCATTTCAAGATGTCGAAAATCAATAAACCGACAAGCGCAGCACACGGAATGAATCTGGTGCTCGTTGATGGTGACAAGTACAAGGACATGATCGCGGCCAGAATGAAAAAACCAAACGGTCGAGGCTCATGGATGGTATATGAGGGATGCGATACTGAATACGCAGAACAGGTGACTGCGGAGCATAAGATCAACACGAAGTCGGGCAAGAAAACGATTCAGAAATGGGTTCCGAAGCGTTCTCACATCGACAACCATTACCTCGACGCAGAAGTGTACGCGCTGGCAGCGGCAGACATCAGAGGAGTTCGTTCGATGCACTTGGACAGTGAGGAAGAACAAGAACAGCCGCAGCAGGAAGAAAAACAGTATGCTCCTGAAGAAGCGTGGATAAAAGCAAATGAAAACTGGGTATAGGAGGAAAGTCGATGGAAGAAATGGAACAAATGAACACCGAAGAATTGCTGAAGCAAGTCAACACAGCAATCCGAACGGTTCTGATCGGAGGCCAGTCATACCAGATCGGAAGCAGAAAGCTGACAAGAGCAGACCTGTCACTTCTGCGACAGATGCAGAAGGAACTTCAGGCAGAAGTGAACGCGCAGGAGGCATCTGGACTTCTGGATGATACATACGTTGCCTTCTTTGATGGGAGGTGAGAACGGTGAACTGGTTGGATGCAGCGATCTCATTCGTGTCTCCTGAATGGGGAGCGCGAAGAGTGGCATGGAGAAACGAACTGCGGAACTACGATGCAGGAAACGACGCAAGACTGAATGCCGGGTGGAGAGTCGCAAACTATTCGGCAGAGGCAACCGACAGAGGGAACCGAGAGTATGTGCGAGCACGAGCAAGGGACCTTGAGCGGAACTCTGATGTGATGAACTCCGTGCTTGGAGCATACAAGAGAAACGTTGTCGGAACCGGATTTCAGCTTCGATCAATGACGAAGAAGAACGTGGTCAACAAGGAACTGGAACGATTGTGGAAAATCTGGTGCAAGGCCAGAAACTGCGATGTGACAGGACAGCAGAGCCTGAACCAGATTCTGCGAATGGCCGTCGTGAGAAAGAAAGTGGACGGAGGAATCCTGTTCGTGAAGAGATACACACGAGACGGAATCCTGCCGTTTTCTCTTCAGATGCTCGAAGTGGATGAACTGGACTCAATGCACGTTATGCCAGAGAAAAACGGAAATCGTGTTGTCGGTGGCATCGAATACAACACATACAATCGCCCGGTCGGGTATTGGATAAGGCAGTACCAGATTGACGGATATACAATCGGGAATCCTGTGTATCTGAAGGCATCGGATGTCATTTTCTACTACACGAAGAAACGTCCGAGCCAGATCAGAGAGATGTCCGACATGAGTCCGACAGTAACAAGGATTCGAGATGTCAACGAGTTCATCACTGCGGTATCAGTCAAAGAGAGAATTGCCGCCTGTCTGTCGGTATTCATCAAGAAGGCTCTCCCGGTGTCTGGCATCGGAAGAAATGGTGGAGCATCACAGGACAAGGCAAATTATGACGGAAAGACACTGACTCCGGGCATGATTAAAGAACTGAATGCAGGAGATGAGGTGCAGGTTGTAAACCCGACAGGACAGGCAGCAGATGCCACTTCCTTCGTGAAGCTGCAACAGCGTCTCGTCGGAGCAGGACAGGGCATTTCCTACGAGGCAACGAGCCGCGATATGTCCGAGACAAATTATTCATCTGCGCGTCAGGGAGCCATTGAGGATGAGTTGACGTTCGCAGAAGAGGAAGAACAGATTCTGGCCGTGCTGGATGAGATATACGAAACATTCGTGATTTCATGCGTACTGGCAGGGAAAGTGGAGATTGCAGACTTCTGGGAAAGAAAAGAGGAGTATCTGCAACATGAATGGATTAAGCAGCCGAAGAAGTGGATTGACCCGGTAAAAGAGTCAAACGCAACAAAAACGGCGATGCAGACCGGACAGAAGACGTTCAAACAGATTGCGGCAGAAAACGGTCGAGACTGGCAGACACAGATCGACGATATGGCGGAAGTTCTGAAATATGGACAGAAGAAAGGAATTGATTTAGGAGGTGTGGTTTTCGGTGGCAAAGTGCAGAAAAAAGAAGAAAATAGCACAGGCCAGAATGACAATGGCACAGATGGCGGAAGCGAAGAGAAGACCCCTGTCAAGGGAGGAACCGGAGCAGAAGCAGGAAAGAAATAAAGGCATCAGAGCACTCGTGGACTGCCAGATCAGAGCAGTCGAGGGTGAAGGGAACGAAAGAACATTCGTGCTCTCGTTCTCTTCGGAAGCACCATATACACGCTGGTTCGGACAGGAGATTCTGGACCACACAGGGGAATGTGCGGACCTGACAAGACTCAATTCAATCGGTGTTGTTCTCTATAACCACAAGAGAGACAAGGTTATCGGGAAAATCAACAAAGCATGGATTGAAGATCAGAGAGGTTATGCAGAGATCACGTTTGACTCTGACGCAGAATCCGAAGTCATCTATCAGAAAGTGAAGTCCGGGACTCTGAAAGGAGTGTCCGTCGGCTACATGGTAGAGGACTGGGAAGAAGTAGCACCGAACAAGGTGTCAATGGATGGACGTTTCACTGGTCCGTGCTCGATCGCGAAGCGGTGGATTCCGTATGAAATCAGCATCGTGAGCGTTCCAGCAGACCCTACGGTCGGAGTAGGCCGTTCGATGACGGCAGATGAGGCGGCAGCATGGAATGAAACCTATGCTCGGCAGTTACAGTATAACAAAAACATCGCAAGAGGAGGAAAAAGCAGATGACAAGAGAACAGATGCTGGCTCGGCAGAACGAAATCTTGCAGGCAGCGAGAGCGGAAAGCAGAGCAATGACAGCAGAAGAGAGAGCGGAGTTTGACACCTTGCAGCATTCAATCGAAGCACTCGACAGAGCAGGAGCCACAGCAGGCGGCGAGGGAAGTTCCAGAGGCGCGGCAGCAGGTGAGGGCGAAGGAAATGGAGACGAAGGCGGAGAAGGCAACGGAGACGGAGCAAGAAGCGCAGTCGAGAATGAAAGAGCCAGAATCAGACAGATCGAGGAGATGTGCCGCGATTTCGGAATGAATGAGCAGGTCAGAGGGTTCATCGACAACGGAACAACAGTGGAGCAGGTGAGAGCAGCAGTCATCGAGCACATGAGACAGGCATCCGCACCAGTTCACACCGGAGTAAGTGTCGGAGACAGCGCAGAGGACAAGTTCAGAAGAGCAGCAGTTGACTCTCTGCTCCTGAAGGCAGGTCTTCAGATCGAGAACCCGGCAGACGGAGCGAGACAGATGATCGGTATGCGTATGCGTGATCTTGCAATCGAGTGTCTTCAGATGGACGGAACAAGCGAGAGAGGACTGAACAGAAGAAACTCCGACGAACTGTATTCTCTCCTGTCCAGAGGGTTCTACAATCCAGAGGCAGCGTTCCCGGCAATCTTAGACCAGACGATCGAGAAAGCATACAGAGAGGGACACAAGAAGGTTGCAGTCACCTTCGACAGATTCACGAAGAAAGGAAGTCTCCCGGACTTCAAGACCCACGACAATTATTATGTTGCAGGCCCGGTCGGAGAGTTTCTGGAAGTGCCGGAGAATGGCGAGCTGAAGCATGATGTATTCACAGATGACAAGCTGCCGCAGAGAAAACTGAAGACATACGGAAGACAGTTCACCCTGTCCAGAAAAGCCTTCATCGACGATGACATTTCTCTGGTGACATCCCTTCCGGCTCGTTACGCAGCAGCAGCGAGAAAGACCATCAACAAGCAGGTATTCCAGATTCTTGTCAATAACCCGGCAATCTATGACGGAACTGCTCTGTTCGGCTCAAACCACAAGAACCTCCTGAAGACAGGAACAGGAGTGACACAGGCAGCAATGCAGACGATGATTATGGCACTGGCGAACCAGAAAGACCAGTTCGGAGAAGCAATCATCATCAATCCTGCACAGATCGTCGTTCCTTCCGGCATGAAGTTTGATATGTACACACTGTTCAACTCACCGACGATCAACACAACAGACAATACACAGGCAGTCAACCCACTGTACCAGTACAGAGATCAGATCGAGGTCGTGGAAGACCCGACAATCAATGCACTCTGCGGTGGCATGGGTAACGTGATGCCGTGGTGGTTATTCGGAGCAGCCGGAGACTGCGACGGAATCGAAGTTGATTACCTGAACGGTCAGGAAATCCCGAACATTCGTCGTATGGAAGCACCGGGTCAGCTTGGATTCGTGTGGGACATCTTCCTTGACTGGGGCATCTCTGTCATGGATTACAGAGGCATGGTGAAGAATCCGGGTGTCAAAGTAGAGACAAAACTGGAACTGGCATAAGAGAAGGGAGGCAAACGCAATGAGTAAAGCAGAGTATTGGCAACGCGGAGAGTCTATTGACTACAAGAACACAGGAAGCAGTGCCATCGAAGCAAATTCCGTGATCGTTCTCGGAAAGAGAGTCGGTGTGGCAGGTATGACAATCCAGCCGGGAGAGACTGGAAGCCTTCATGTGAAAGGTGTGTTCCGATTCGAGAAAGATGACAGCGAGATCACGGCAGGGGCAGAGGTATATGTCACTGCGGCAGGTAAGATGACAACAACTGCATCAGGAAATACTGCGGCCGGATTCGCAACAGAAGCGGCAAAGGCAGCAGAAACATCAGTGCTCGTCAATATCAACGCATGAGAGAACTGATTGCGCTTCGCCCTGTACTGTACCACGCACATCAGTATAGTACAGGCGAAAGCCTTCCGGTGAACGATCAGGAAATGACAGAATTGTGGCTCAAAGCAGGAACTGCAATGTGGAAGGAAGACGAGCCAGAACCACAGGCAGCGCAGGCAATTCCGGTGACAGCCGTTGCAGGTATGCCGGGAATGAGCGATGCAGGCACTGATGGACTGATCGGACGTATTCCAGAGACACCGGAAAGAAAAACCGCTCCTGCGAAGAAACCGACAAGAACCACACCGAGAAAGAAGAAAGCATGACCTTCAAAGACATCATAAAGAGGGATGTGCAGCAGACTTTTTTGAACGTGGATGAGTTCTCGGAGATACACACAGTCAACGGAAAGCCGATGGCAGTGCAGATCGACAACAACGAGCAGATTGAACGAGAGAAGAGATACAGTCAGCACATGGACGGAATATACGTCAAACAGGTGCTCATGTATGTATCTGCGGAAGATTATGGACCGCTCCCGAAGCAGGGAACAGCCGTGAGTCTGGACAAGAGATCATACAGAGTGGCCGATGCGATTGCTGAAGATGGAATCTATTCGATCACGTTGGAGGCGAACAGAGGATGATTACCTATGAGGTAAACAGGGCAGAACTGGAACTGGTTGAGAAGAAACTGGGAGACATGAAGAGCAAGGCCCCACAGGTATTCAAGAATGCCGTGAATAAGACTGCAAGGCAGGCAAGGAAACGCATCGCGCAGAGTGCAAAAGGAGCCTATACCGTCAAGCAGGTCGGATTCAATAGTCACATGAAGATCAAAAATGCGTCAACAGGAAACCTCACGGCATCGGTGGATGCAGATGGAAAGCCTCTGACACTCATGCGATTTAAGAACCGGGCAGGCAGACCGAAAAAAGGCGGAGCAGCCGCGGCAGCAGACATCGTGAACGGCGGTCTGAAGCAACTGGTCAGTTCGCAAGGCGGAAAAGCGTTCAAGCGCAACGGACTGGTGATGCAGAGGGAAGGAAAAGACAGACTCCCGGTCAAAGTGTTTCATTCAAACTCCGTCCCGAAAATGGTTGAAAAAGTATATCAGGGCGAGAGAGGAATGGCCGGAGCACTCAAAGAACCGATACAGTCAGACCTTCGCAAGAACCTCGAAGCAGAAATCAAGAAGATTGTGGGGTAAGCCATGACAGCAGCAGAACTTCAGAGGGACCTCGTGGAAGAAGTGAAGAAACTTTTTCAGGGAATCACGACGGAGAATACGTCAGGGGAAACCGTGACAGGGGTGAATGTGTATGAACAGAACCTTCCAGTCGTGACAGATGACGAAGAAGATGAGTCACAGTTCTTTCCATACGCTCTCGTGAAAATGGAAACAGGAAAAACTGCGGACGATGACAGTCCGTGGGTGGTTGCAACGGAGATTCACTTCGGAATATGCGATCACTCAAAGAAGAATATCGGCCACAGACACATTATGAACATGATTCAGGATGTGGTGGACAGATTTGCAGCAGAGCCTCTTCTGAACCAGAAATTCAGAGCGGAGCAGGACATCGAATGGGCCGTTCAGGATGAAGACACATATCCGTTCTACTTCGGAGGAGTTGCGATCTCATTCAACGTGCCGAAGATAGGAAGGAGGGAACCGAAGCATTATGCCGAGGAAGACAGATACTGCTGAAGCAGTAAAAGAGACTGAAACACAGGCAGCAGCCGAAGAAGTGAAGCAGGAAAATCTGATGTATGTGGGGCCTACGATTCCGGGCATCGGAATCCAGAACAGAGTATATACAGAGATTCCTGAAGCGGCGAAAGAAGCCTGCAAGGACGTACCGGAGATGAGAAACCTGTTCATCCCGGTCATCAAATATCCGATCGCAGAGAAGATGCTGCGTGAAAGAAAAGGGTATATCTTCAGTGCGTTCAGAAAAGCACTGGAATATAAAACAGAAGGAGGAAAATAAACAATGAGCAAACATGGAGTTTTTGTGCAGGAAGAAGCAACTGCGCTGACCGCGCCGATCACTGGTTCCTGCTCAATTCCGGTCGTTGTGGGAACTGCTCCGGTCAATATGGTGCAGAACCCGGAAGAGGTGGTCAACACACCGATTCTCGCAAATTCGGCAGCAGAGGCGATGGCCGCGCTGGGTTATTCGGATGACTTCAAGAACTATACCTTGTGTCAGGTGATGTATGCGACGAATAACATCTATCAGGTATCACCTGCGGTATATATCAACGTGCTTGACCCGACGAAGCACAAGAAAGCACTGTCAGAGACAACTGCGACAGTGAGCCAGATGCAGGCGAAGATCAGCACGAAGGGAATCATCCTGAAGGGGCTGGTCGTGAAAGCTGCATCAACAACACTGACAGCAGGGACTGACTATACAACAGAGTTCGACACTGACGGAAGCCTGATCGTCAATCTGATCGAAGGAGGAAAGGGAGCATCCGCAACCTCTATCACAGTATCAGGAAACGTGCTTGACCCGTCTCTGATTACAAAGACGGACATCATCGGAGCGTATAACGCATCCACTGGCAAAGAGAGCGGTCTGGAAGTAGTAAGACAGGTATATCCGAAACTTTCTGTCGTTCCGGGTCTGATCGTTGCTCCGGGATGGTCACAGGTTCCAGAAGTCGGAATCGCAATGTCCGCAAAGGCAGCGAACATCAACGGAGTGTTCAAGGCGATCGCGCTGGTCGATCTGGACACAGAGAAGGCAACAAAATACACGGACTGCAAGAAGGTAAAAGAGGACAGCGGATTCACTTCTGCGTTCTGTTATCCGACATGGCCGTGCGTAAAGGTTGGAGATTATGTGTTCGCAATGTCTGCCGTAGTTGCAGCACTGATCGCATACACCGATGCAAGCAATGACGATGTGCCGTCCTTGTCTCCGTCGAATGAAATGCTCGGAGTGACAGGAACCTGCCTGGCAGACGGAACAGAAGTGACTCTCGATCAGGATCAGGGAAGCACAGTGAATACCTATGGAGTAGCAACAGCAATCAACATGAATGGATGGAAGCTGTGGGGCAACTACACAGGTGCATTTCCTTCCAGTGGAGATGCAAAAGACATCTGGCTCGCAGTCAGAAGAATGTTTAATTGGCACGGCAACAATTTCATTCAGACCTATTTCGAGAAGGTCGATGACCCGATGAACCATGTGCTGATCGAAAGCATCATTGATTCAGAGAATATCAGATGCGCGGCATATGCACCGGATAAATGGGCCGGAGCAGAGATGCAGTATCTCGCAAGTGATAACCCGATCACGGACACATTGGCAGGAAAGATCACATTCAGACAGCGCATCGCACCATATACACCTGCACAGGAGATTGACAACATCCTGTCCTATGACACGGATATGTTAAAGAACGCATTATCAGGAGGAGGTGAATAATCATGGGTATTGTTATTCCTGAAGTATTAAACCATTACAACGTGTACAACGACAAAGCGAAGAAACTGATCGGAATTTCCGGTGAGATCGAACTGGGAGAACTGGAAGCACTGACAGACACGCTCGAAGGAGCAGGAGTGCTCGGAGAGATTGAGGATGCAGTCACTGGCCAGTTCGCATCAATCAAGATCAAGATTCCGTTCTCTGTACTCTATGAGGATATGTTCAGCATCATCGACACAACGACTCCGCCGCAGTTGACTCTCCGGGCATCTATGCAGTGCATGGACCCGACAACCGGAGCAACTGGCTACTATCCGGTCAAGATCGTTGTGAGAGGAAAGGCAACGAACACAAACCTCGGAAAAGCAACAAAGGGAAAGAAAATGGAACCAGAGGTTGAACTGGAAATTCTGTACATCAAAATTCAGATCAACAACAAGACCACACTGGAACTCGACAAGCTGAACTTCAAGTTCGTGCTGAATGGAAAGGATATGCTGGCAAAAATCAGAAGTCAGGTATAAAAGGAGGATAAAAGATCATGAGTAAAGTTAAAAACGAAGCAGTAGAGCAGGTAGCAGTACAGGCAGAGGAAAGCAAGATGAAACTGTCAAAGGTGTATGATTTCGAGGGCGCGAAGGTGTCCGAGATTGATTTCTCCGGTCTGGAAAACCTGACCGCAAACGATATGATTAAGGCGAACAAGGTCCTGAACACTTCCGGCAATGTGACCGTGCTGCCGGAGACGAATCTGGAATACACACTCGTCATCGCAGCATCCGCAACGGATTACCCGATCGAGTTTTACAAGCAGCTTGCACCGAGAGATGCAATCAAAGTCAAAAACAGAGTCACAAGTTTTTTCTTCGGAGAGGAATAAGAATCGACGAACTGTCGGAACTCCGAAAGTTATGCCTTGTCTTGTCAATGAACCTGAAGACAGGTCTGGATTATTTTCTGGACCTGTCTTTTTTTGACCTTTTGGACTTGTGCGATGACATGAAGGAGGTGAGCCAGCGTAAGTCATGAGTGAATATAAGGTATCAGTGAAGATCGCAGGACAGCTTGAAAAGTCATTCAACTCTGCGCTTCAGGGAGCACAAAAAGGACTGGAAGGGTTAGGCTCACTCGGAGTTAAAAGTGTACAGCTTGCAGCAAAGTCTCTGACGGCAGCAGGAGCAGCTATTGGAGCAGTCGGAGTGGCAAGCGTAAACGTCGGAAGAGAGTTCGAGGCACAGATGTCCTCGACAGCAGCAACAGCAGGAGCCACGGAAGAGGAATACAAGAAACTGGAAGCGGCCGCAATGGAGTGTGGAAGGACCACATCGAAGACGGCCACGGAAAGTTCTGCCGCCCTCGAATACATGGCCCTCGCCGGATGGTCAGTAAATGATTCTATCTCGGCATTGCCGAGTGTCCTGCGACTATCGGAGGCAACCGGACTCGATCTGGCACGAACGTCTGACCTCGTAACGGACAGTATGTCGGCCTGCGGAGTAAGCGTGGATAATCTGGCCGGGTATCTGGATATTTGCGCGAAGGCGAACAACAAGTCAAACCAGACTGCGGAACAGTTGATGGAGGCATATTTGGGTGTCGGCGGTGTTATGACAAACCTGAACGTGCCACTAACTGAGTCAGCAACGGCCCTCGGTGTACTCGCGAACAGAGGTATCAAGGGAAGCGAAGCCGGAAACGCACTGAACGCGATCATGGCAAACCTGACAACCGGAACCGGACAGGCAGGAGAGATGATGAAGTCTCTCGGAATATCCGCCTTCGATTCGGAAGGAAAGTTCATCGGCCTAAAGGCAACGCTTGAAACCCTGAACACGGCACTGTCTGGATGCACAGAGGAAGAACGAAATGCAGCACTGGCCGCGATCGGTGGAAAGCAGCACGTTGACGCTCTGAATGACCTCATGTCAGGTCTGAACACGACACTGGAAGATGGTTCGACAGAGTGGGAAAACCTCACGAAAGAACTGGAAAACTGCGACGGTGCGCTTGAAGCGATGGCACAGACGAAACTGGACAACCTGAACGGCGATCTGGCGATCTTCCAGTCAGCACTCGAAGACACTGGTATCAAGATATACAAAAACCTTCAGGGACCGCTCCGGGAAGTCGTACAGTTTGGAACCGATCAGATTTACAGACTGTCCGATGCGCTCGCAGATGGCGGTTTTCAGGGCATGGCGGAGACGCTTGGAGATGTTCTGGCCGACTGCGTGACAGAGGTAGCAAACTACGCACCACAGCTTGTCACGATGGCATCGACACTCATGAGTTCTCTTCTTCGAGGACTGGTTGACAATGCCCCGGCACTGACATCGGCAGCGGCTACACTGGCAACTTCAATCATCACGGCGATTGTGCAGTACATCGCTGAATTTTACACGACAGGAGCAACGCTTCTGGCACAGTTCCTGCAAGGAATGGTCGGCAAGATGCCAGAGATCATTCAGGCAGGAATCACGGCAACGCAGAACTTGTCACAGGGAATTTTATCGCAGTTCCCGACGATTGTGAGTGCTGCATTGCAGATCGGAACGCAACTCATCAACGGACTGGCCGTCATGCTCCCGACACTGCTCAACATGGGAATCCAGATGGTCGTTCAGCTTGCTCTTGGAATAGCGCAGCAGGCTCCGCAGATCATTACCGCAGGAGTCAATCTCATATTCCAGTTAGCAAACACACTGCTCTCATCGCTGCCACAGCTTGTATCAGCAGGATTGACGCTCGTGCAGGGCATCGCGATGGGAATTGTATCTGGTCTTCAGTATATCTTTACGGATGGAGTTCAGATCATCCTGAATCTGGTGAACGGAATCCTCTCGTCTCTGCCGCAGTTGCTCTCGCAGGCAACGCAGGTGGTGATGACATTCCTTCAGGGCCTCGTTTCGGCACTGCCGATGATCGTGCAGGGCGGAATCCAACTGGTGCTCGGTTTGATTCAGGGAATTGTACAGAATTTACCATCAATTTTGACGGCAGCCGTTTCGATGGTTCAGACATTGCTGTCAGGATTGATTCAGATGCTGCCGCAGATCATCGCATCAGGGGTTCAGCTAGTGGTCGGATTACTGTCAGGTATTGCACAGGCACTGCCGAGCATCATCACGGCCGGACTTTCCATGATTCAGACTCTGGTGCAGGGAATCGTTCAGTCGATTCCTTTAATTTTGCAGGCTGCGATTCAGGGAATCATCGCATTCGTGCAGGCGATCGCATCAAATGCAGGAACAATCGTGTCATCTGGAATCCAGTTGATCGTTGCGCTCGTGTCTGGACTCATTCAGGCAATACCGCAGATCATAGTGGCTTGCGTACAGATTCCGGCGGCAATCATAGAAGCAATTTTTTCAACCGACTGGATTCAGGTCGGAGCCGATCTCATAAAAGGAATCGGAGAGGGCATCATAAATGCCTTCGGCGGCCTCGTGGACTCCGTGAAAGGCTTGTGGAGTGATTTCGTCGGATGGTTTACCGGAGACGGAGAAGAGGCAGGAACAGCAGCTGGAGAAAGTGTGGCGGCAGGAATTGATGCAAGCACACCGAGCATCACAGCATCGGCACAGAACGCATCGCTCGCAGCACAGAACGGCTATCAGATAGACACATCACTGTTGACGCAGTACGGAACAAACATGAATGCGTCACTGGCAGGAGGAATCGACGCATCATCGTACCTCGTACAGACAGCCGCAGGGCAGTCAGGAACGGATGCGATGACATCTCTGAATAACTCTCTCGTTAGTATGCAGGGAACACTGAATACAACAGCGCAGGGAACCGGAACAGAGACGATGAACAGCCTTCTGGCCGGATTGCAGTCACAACAGGGCGCACTGGATGCCGGAGGACTGGCAGCAGGAACGAGCCTGACGAATGGAATGTCAACAGGTGTGGCCGCTGGCTCGGCCGGATTGCAGGAACAGATTTCTGCATTAAGCCAGACAGCAACAAGCACATTGAGCAGTACGATCGACGGCAACCTTCCGGGTGTCACAGCATCAGCAACAGCATCAGGAGCCGCGATCACGAACGGAATCACTTCGGGAATTGATTCTGGAATGTCAGGAGCAACAGCATCCGCAGCGAATGCTAGTGTTGACACGATCAACGCGATGGCAGACGGAATCAGCAATGGTGCTGCGACTATCACACAGACAATTTCAGAACTGACACAGACGGTCACAGAAGCATTGAATCAATGCTGGTCGGATGTGTCGAACAGCACGACAACTGCGTGGTCGGAAATCGGCACGAATATGTCAACATCTCTGACGCAGACCTCAACTCTGGTCGAGACATCACTGACCACCATGCAGACAAATGTGCAGTCAATCATGGAGTCGTTCACAACCGGAACGGCCGAAAAAATGACGCAGATGGGTTCATCCATCCAGACTGCCTTGTCAGAAATTTCCGTGAACATAGATTCAACGATGACATCTATTCAGACCGGAATTGCGACGAGCACACAGGGATGGAGCACGGCCATGTCTGCGGCAATGCTGTCCCTGACGGTATCTATTCAGTCAGGAATGGCGCAGGCAACGCTGACCGTGACTGTGGCGATGCTGTCACTTAGAACAGCAATTCAGACAGGCTCAACGGCAGCAAGTACGGCGATGCAGACCGGAATGACGCAGATGTCAATGACGGTCAGAACGAACATGATGCAGTCAGCTACAACAACGCAGGCTCAAATGATGATGATGCAGACAGCAGTGCGATCAGGAATGACGCAGATGCAGTCGATCACAACGATCACCCTGAACCAGATTCGCACAATCACGACAACGACGGTCAATACGGCCAGATCAGTCACGACGAGCGGAATG